ACAGCTTCGCACCACGTTGTTGTGTCCAATGCCAGCGGCGTAGTGGACGTGGGTGACGGCGTGACAATCGCGGTTACTGACAGCGACTAATAACGACTACGGGGGCGGGCAAACCGCCCTCGTACCTTTTGGAGATTGGTCATGGCCCAGGGCGATACAAGCATATCTATTTGCAATCAGGCGCTACTGTTGTTGGGCGATGAAAGTATCTCATCTTTTGCCGATGGCACGGCTGGCTCTCAGGCTTGCTCTATCGTGTATGACATGGTCAAAAACAGCACTCTCGGCATCTTCTCTTGGTCCTTTACCGTGGCCAAAGTCGAACTGGCCAGAAGCACCAACACACCAGCATCAGAGTGGACCTACGAATATATTCTGCCGAGTGACATGCTCACCGGAGTACCTCGCGCCGTGCGTACCAGTTCGGCGGCAAATGCCCCATTGGTGCGGTCCTACGAGATAAACCAATCAACCGGCGGTCTATCGGTCCTGATGACTAACGAGACCAGCATCTTCATCGATTACCAGAAGGCGGTGCCGGAAGCGCAAATGCCTTCATATTTTATCACGCTAATGGTGTACCAGCTTGCCTGGCACTTGGCCGAGGTTATCACTGACCAGACCACAAAGAGCCAATACTGGCGCGGCATTGCGCTTGGCTCACCGAGCGAGAACTTCCGAGGCGGCTGGCTGCGTCAGGCCATGTCTATGGATAGCAGCGGCACACCGCCCAGCGTTATCTCCGACTACTTGCTGACTGACATCAGATGAGCCGCACCCAACAATATCAAGCGTCCTTTACAGTCGGTGAACTGGACCCGTTGTTGCGCGGGCGCATTGACTTGCAGCAATACTATTCAAGCGTGGACCTTGCCGACAATGTTGTGTTCGAGCCTCAAGGCGGGTTCTCTCGCCGCCCAGGCACTCGGTTCGTGCATGACCTCACTGCCGACAACCCCAGCAACAGTGTGGCCCTCATACCGTTTGAGTTCTCGACCACCCAGAAATTTATGATTGTGGCCTCTGCCTACAACACCAGTTCAACAATCCGCTTTCGTTTCTTCGCAGACCAGACGCAAATAGAAAACCTAAACAGCACAACAAACGAATACATAGATTACTCGGTCGGCACTCTCTATAACGTCAGCGCCTTTGACCTTCAGAAGTTATACTTTACGCAGTCAGCCGACACGCTGATTTGTACACATGAGAACTTTGCGCCGTTCAAAATCACCCGTGGTGCAAACAATCAGACCTGGACTATTGCAGCCCTGACTCTGACAGTTCCCAAAAATGCGTTTACCATTTCAACGTCAAATCCAGCGGCATCAATTACGCCGGACGCCGTCAGCGGAAATGTGACTTTGACCGCCGATGCTGACATATTCTCAGCCGCCAATGTTGACCAATACATCAATGTTCTAAGCGATTTTGGCCGTGCCCGCATCACCGAATACGTCAGCGCAACAAAGGTGCGGGTTACGACCGAGGTGCCATTTGCGCGGTCAAATGTACCGATAACCCAAACAAATACATTCACAATAGAAGTATCGGATTACACAAATATCGCGACCGGCTCAACCATCGTGTTTAAGAAAAATGACGGCACAACAACTACGCTTACGAGTTTAGCGCTTGATGCAACCGACAGCGACAATGTTGATGATACCAGCCCAGACTTTGCGCCTGCGGTTGGAAACAACACGACCGCCGAGCGCATTGCAACTGCTATCAACAACTGTACTGGTTTTACGGCGGCGCAGCCCGCCGGAGCGGTTGTTGCAGTGACACGAACTACTGCCGGGGCGAATAACTTGGTTGTCACAAGCAGCGATACAACGCGGCTGTCAGTGACCGATTTTGTTTCAACAGCGCAGTGGGAACTTGAAGCAGGCTATGAGGATTGTTGGTCTAACAGTCGCGGTTGGCCTAGAACGTGTTCTTTTCACGAGGGGCGCTTGTATCTCGGCGGCAGTGCGTCTGAACCTTCCACGCTGTTCGGGTCGAAGGTGACCGACTTTTTTAACTTCAAGGCGTCAGAGGCGTTGGATGATGACGCGATTAAAGTCACCTTGTCCACCGATTCTGTCAACGCCATTACAGCCTTGCGGAGTGGCAGAGACCTCCAGATATTTACTACTGGGGCAGAGTTCTTTGTTCCCCAAGCTGACCTCACGCCAATCACGCCGAGCAATGTGACGGTCAAGTCAGCAACTCGGCGCGGGTCTAAGCTGGGCTTGCGCCCACAGGCGGCTGAGGGCGGTACGCTGTTCATGTCTAAAGAGGGAAAGGCACTTAGAGAAATGCTCTTCTCTGATGTCGAACTGTCCTACGTGGCCAACAACATCAGCTTGCTTTGCAGTCACATGATACTGGACCCGCAGCGGATGGCGCTTAGACCGGGCACAGACACTACTGAGGGCGATTTGTTGCTGGTTGTTAACGGTACATCTACAACGGGATATAGGGCGGCAAGCACAGGCTTTGCGGGCAATATTGCGGCGTTTATGCTGAACAGGCCACAACAGATTGTGGCGGCTAGTACGTTCTCAACTGACGGTGATTTCATCGATGTCGCAGTGGATGGCGATACCATTTACTGCATTGTCAAACGCACCATAGGCGGTGCCGCGAAATACTACATTGAAACCTTTGACGATGACCGCACCACCGATTGCAGCTTGCAGTATTACGCCAACCCGGTCGCACCTGACCAAGCACTGCCCAGCAACACAACGGCGGGGTCATTGGCTCACATTCAAGGTGAGGTGGTCAACATAATCCGCGATGACATCGTTGACGCAAATGACACGGTCGCATCGGGCAATGTCACACTGGGCGGGGTGCCTAGTGTATATGCCGAGGTGGGCCTTCCCTTCACGCCGACCGTAACCACCCAGCCATTTGAGCCAAGGGCCGCATCTGGCTCTAGTCAGAGTACCCGGCGGCGGGTGGTCGAGGTGACGCCGATTCTGGACAACACGCAGAACCTGACGGTCCAAGGCAAAGAGGTTCAGCTTCAAACTTTGCCGCTATCTGGGACCGGGTCAGTTCCGACTTTCACTGGCCCAAAGAAGCAAATGGGGTTCCTTGGCTACAGCCGTGATGCCCAGATAACAATCAGCCAGAGCAAGCCGGTGTTCTTCACGGTCTTGGCCCTTGATTATAAAGTGAGTGTCGGAGCATGAGTGGTTTAACAATCCCACTTTTAATATTTAGCGCTGTATCATCAGCGGCGGCGGGCGCGGCCCAGGTGAAAGCTGCCAAGTACCAGCGCAACAGTTACTATTCGCAAGCGCGACAGGCTGAACTAAAAGGCCGTTCCGATGCCCTAGCCTACAAGCGCGAAGGCATAGACATTCTTCGCAACGTGCAGAAGACGATGGCCACGGCCAATGTCCGAGCCGCCGCCGGTGGCCTTGCGCCGTTTGTAAGCGGAGAAAGTACCGCAATGATTAACATTGCAAGCATGCGTGGCGCAGCTGATGAGTTCAGCATACAGTCAGACAACGCCTCGCTAGCTCAAAGCATGGCGCAAGCGCAGGCCGACAACCTTAGAGAGGCCGGTGACGTTGGCGTTCAAATGGCGCGGAAAAATGCACGGATAGGATTTGTGCAGACAATAGCGCAAGCCGGTCTGATGGGTGGGTTTACCGGCAATAGTACGCTTCCAATATCAAGGCCGGGTTATGGGCCGGTGGTGCCGTCCTAATGGCTGAACGTCCCACATATCAGCGCCGAGGCGCACAACTGCGAATGCCGACCTTCCAAGATGCGGTGGGTCAGGTTGCGGCTAGAGGTGCGGCACAAACTGGGCAAGCATTGGACCGGATGACCTCGTTCTTTTTGCAACAAACGCAACAGCAAGCAGAAATTGCGGGTTCAGAATATGGGGCGCTCCACGCGCCTACGCAAAAGCAACTTAAAGACGCTATGGAGAATAAGGGTGACATTGACCTACCCGGTGGAAAGTACACTGTTTCGGGTCGAGCCGCCCGCCAAGCAGCCTTAACAATTACCAGCGATAACCTACAGCATTTGGCGCAGGCTAGAATAACCGAGATTGTTTTGGATGCGTATAAAACCCAGAAAGACCCCACAGACCTAGCCACAGAAGTTGACGCCGTTATCGCCGGGTATGGTGACATTTTGGACAAGAACGCACCAACACTGGCGCTTAATTTCCGCGCAAAGATGGGAATGTACGCGCACCGGAAATATGAGAGCTACGCAAGAAGCCTGATAACTTCATCAAAAGGCTCAAATTATGCCGGTCTTATTGCTTCGCTTGTGCCGGAAGACGAAGACATCTTAGGCGGTGTGGTCATTGGAGGTGGCAACTAATGGCTGAAACACAGGGCGCGATTAGGCAGTACGTTAAAAACGTAGAGGGCAAAATAAGGGGGGTTGGTAATTACCCTCCAGGGTTACGAGTACAATATTCGCGAGAGTTAGACGCTGGAATAGACACCAATTATTATTATTACAATGACGATAAACAGAGCGATGGTACGCCAATTGTTAAGCCACAAATGCGCCCTGCTGCTATCCCGCCGACACTAGGCGAAAAATACAAGATTATGAAGCTCGACCGCCTTAATCGTGCGGCGAGAGCCGGAGCGACAGGTTCTCAAATAAGGACTATGGCAAACGATTTTGACGAATTGGTCGTGCAGGGCAGCGTCAATGCCATCGGCCAATATGTTGCAACGGCCAAAGACCCGCACCGCGCTTATCTGGATGTTCTAAACTATCCCAAAATTGCCGCCGGAATAATTAAGCCAACGCCCAATACAGGATTGCCCGCGCATCTAGGCGAGGCATTTGACCTGTTGGTCAACATGGATGACCGGCAGAAGGTAATAGACAACGCGCTTAAAGCCTGGACCGATGCCCAAAAGCTAGTGGACCTACAAGCCAAAGCGGACATCAACGCAAACAAGGAAGACATAAGGGCGGGCGAAAAATCGTTCAATGTGCTTCTTAGCCAATACGGTTCTGAAGACCTGTTAGACGCAGACTTTTTAGAGCAAGCCCAAGCAATTATTGATGACATGGGTGCGCTTGGTTATGACGCCGCCAAGCTGGAAAAAATGGAAAGCCTGATTGTCACCGGGACTGTGTTCACTGAGGAAGACATAACAGGGACCAGCATTGTGTACGCACCTAGGTCAGTCAGTGACATTAAGGTTATGATTGAACGCCGCAT